TTATTTCAAACGGAACGATTTTGACCACATTACTGAAGAAGATCACAAGCTTCCACTAAAGTATTACATGACTGTGGACCTTGCTATCTCTGAGGCAGATCGAGCAGACTACTCTGTATTTCTTATTGCTGGTGTTGATGAGTTTAAACGAATTCACGTAAAGCAAGTAATTCGAGAGAGACTAGACGGCCGAGAGATTGTAGACACTTTGATTAACCTTCAACGTGTCTGGGACTTTGAAATTGTAGGTATTGAGGAAATGCAGGTATCCAAGTCTATTGGTCCCTTCCTCAACGAAGAAATGCTTAAAGAAAATGTATTCCTAAACATTGTAAAACTTAAGCATGGTGGTAAAGACAAGATTGCTCGCGCACGAAGCATTCAAGCTCGTATGAGAGCCAAGTCAGTAAAATTTGAAAAAGGCGCAGATTGGTATCAAGCCTTCGAGGATGAATTAACTCGTTTTCCAAGAGATACTCATGATGACCAGGTAGATGCTTTTGCTTACCTAGGTTTACTTTTAAACAGTCTAGTTGAGGCCCCAACTCAAGAAGAAATTGAAGACGACGAGTACTGGCAAGACTTTAAACAACATGGAACCTATTTAAATGGACGATCTACAGTTACAGGCTACTAGTCAAAAAGGGACTGAAGAGTCTTTTGCTGAAGAATCAGAAGAGAATCTTCAAGAGCAGGAGTTCTTAAACACAAACATTGCTGAAAATTTATCTGAAGACACCCTCAATGAGATTGCTGAGCAATGTCGTCGAGGGTTTGAAGCCGACTTAAATAGTCGTTCTGATTGGGAACAAGATCTAAAGCGTTGGGTAGAATTAGCTCAACAAATCCGTGAAGAAAAAAGTTATCCTTGGCCTAGCGCAAGCAACGTCAAGTATCCATTACTAAGTACAGCAGCTATGCAGTTTGCTGCACGTAGTTATCCAAGTCTTTTACCAAGTGATGGTAAAATTGTCAAAACAGTAGTAATTGGTAAAGACCCCACTGCTGAGAAACTAGACACCGCAGAACGGGTGTCCATCTATATGTCCTACCAACTGATGCATGAAATGGAAGGTTGGGAAGAGGATATGGACAAGATGCTAATGATGCTTCCTGTCGTTGGCACTATGTTTAAGAAGACTTTCTATGATAAGGCTAAAGATCAAGTTTCGTCTTATCTTGTCTTACCACAGAATCTAGTTGTTAATTATTGGACACGCACTTTAAACGAATGTGAGCGCGTAAGTGAAATCATTCGTATGTCAAAGCGAGTTCTCAAAGAACGTCAAAATCAAAAACTATTTCTCAATATTGATTTAGGCGCTCCAGCACTACCTACTACAGAGCCTCAAAACAATGGGATGGCTGCTGATGAAACAACTCCTTACGAACTTATTGAACAGCACACATTCCTGGATATCAAGGGTACAGGATACCCTCTTCCTTACATTGTTACATTTGAAAGACAAACAGGAAAGATTCTACGCATTGCTGCACGATTCCTTCCTGATGATATGGAAGTGGATGAAAAGGGTAAGATCATTAAAGTTACCCCAATGCAAATGTACACCAAGTTTGGTTTTGTTCCTAACCCAGATGGCGGTTTTTATGATATTGGCTTTGGTGTCCTTCTTGGCCCACTTAATGAGTCCGTCAACACACTAATCAACCAATTAGTAGATTCAGGTACATTAAATAACTTACAATCTGGTTTTATTGGTAAGGGTCTTAAGCTTCGCATGGGCGATCAGCCTTTTGAACCTGGTGAGTGGAAGGGCGTTAACGTTACTGGTGACGATCTACGTAAGCAGATTGTACCACTACCAACCAAAGAACCAAGTAAAGTTCTCTTTGAGCTTATGGGTGCTTTAGTCACCTCAGGCAAAGAGCTTGCCTCAGTAGCAGAAATCTTTACTGGTAAGATGCCAGGGCAAAACACCCCGGCCACTACTACGATGGCCTCCGTAGAGCAAGGTATGAAGGTATTTACTGCTGTGTATAAGCGTATCTACCGAGCCCTTGGAGAAGAGTTTAAAAAGATTTTTAAGTTAAACCATTTGTATTTAGATCCACAGAAGTATGTCGCGGTTATTGACACACAGATTGGGCCTGAAGACTTTGATGATGATGAGTATAACATTTGCCCAGGAGCAGATCCAACGGCAATGTCACAGGCAGAAAAACTACTCAAAGCACAAGGTCTTGTTGAATTACTACAAATGTTTGGTCCAATGATGAACCCAATTGAGGTTGTAAGTCGAGTGCTTCAAGCACAAGAACAACCAAATTGGCAACGAGTCCTAAGCCAAGAAGTTCTAGCAACTGGTCAAGTACCACCACCTCCACCAGATCCTAAAGTAATGGCTATGCAGATGAAAGCCCAGATGGATCAACAAAAGAACCAAATGGATATGCAAGCTAAGGTGTTTGATATGGAACTAAAGGGTCGAGATCACGAAATGCAGATGCAGATGGAAGCGCAGAAACACGCTCAAGATATGCAGATGGAACAAGAAAAGATGCAAGTGGAAGCAGCTTCTGAATTACAGATGGCTCGAATCTTCCAAGCAACAGAGGCTGCTAAGAGCCAGCAGACTTTAGTTAATAACCAACAGGCTCATGAACAGAAAATGACTCAACAGAAGGAGCAGGCAAAATTATCTCAGAACTCGAAATCAAAGAATGGAAAGGCTACGAAGTCACCCAAGCAGTAAAGCATAGTATGCTTCAACGCTATGAACAAGTCAAGGAAGAATTAGTACATTCATCTATTGATACTGTTCCATTTAAACAGGGTTACTTGCAAGCATATCAAGACATGTTATCAGTTTTTACAAAGGAAACAGATGATTGAAGTTACAGGATGTAGAATCTTAATTAAGCCTCAAAAAATTCAAGAATACGATAAAGTTTTTGCTAGTGCTATTAAAGCCGGTTTAGTTCTTCCAGAACAAAGTGAGCGAAAAGAACAAGTCAACATTGACAAAGGCACAGTAGTACAAATCGGTCCCAATTGCCACGAAGATTACGTTGGCGCTTGTAAAGTAGGGGACATGATTGGATACGCAAAATTTGGTGGTAAGTTTATTCAAGACCCCACTGATGAAGAACTTTATTTAGTAATCAATGACGAAGATGTCATTTGTATTTTTAAGGATGCACAATGAGTACTGAAGAAATCAAAGCAGCAGTAGATGCTGTCAAGAACCCTCCACAAGAGGAACAAGTAAATAATACGCCTGAACCTACAGAGGTTGAGAAGCGTGCAATGGAAATGGGTTGGCGCCCACGTTCAGAATTTGATGGTGAAGATGATGCTTTTATCGATGCCAAAGAATTTGTACGCCGAGCACCACTGTTTGAAAAGATTGAACACCAATCAAAACAACTAAAAGCTTTAGAAAAGAGTATCGATGCCCTAAAACAGCATTACACTGCTCGTGAAGAAGCGGCCGTTAAGAACGCTATTAAGAGTCTTAAGGAACAACGGAAAGAGGCACTGTCCCAAGGTGATGGTGATGCTTTTGAAGTTTTAGATGAACAGATTAAGATTGCTGAAAAAGAAGTTGATAAAATCAAGCAACTTGAAAAGAAGCAAGAAGAACCTGAAATTCATCCTGAGTTTACTCAATGGACAAAGCGTAATAGCTGGTATACCGATACAGGCTATATGCGCAAATGGGCGGACGATTATGGCACAGAACTACATAAACAAGGTAAGTCTCCTTCGGAAGTACTGAAGGAAGTTGAAAAAGCTGTACGTAAAGAGTTTCCCCATAAATTTACTAATCCAAACAAGGCAAATGCGCCTGATGTTGAAACCAGTGGTCGTGGTTCTGGATCAAGTAAGAGTGAAAGTTTTGAACTTACGGACAATGAACGTAAGATCATGAATACATTGGTAAGTACCAAACAAATGACCAAAGATGAGTATATTGCACAACTCAAGGTAATGTACCCTGAGCGTGCTAAAAAGTAAGAAGGGAATTAAAATGGCTCGTAACACATCCCAAACTGAGGCAAGTGCCCGTCCACGTCGTACCCCCCTTTCTAAGCGTAATCGCCTAGACATTAAAAACAAGGAACCTGGGTACGTATATCGAATTGTCAATGACGTAGATGACCGTGTTTCTCTTCTACAAGAACAAGGTTATGAAATTGTCCCTGATGCCAAAGTTGGCGCTGGTGGGGATCGTCGTGTAGATAATCCGACAGCACTCGGAACCAGTTCAAATATCTCTGTTGGTCAAGGTACAAAGGCAGTCGTAATGCGCCAACGCCTTGAATGGTACAACGAAGACAAGCTTGTCAAAGAACAAGCTGTAGACGATACTGAACAGACTATTAAGAATCCTAAGGCAGACTACGGCGAAATTCGTCGTTCCGTACGTCACACCGAAGGGGCTTAATTAAGTCGGCCATCCGAGTGATATCTATCGTTAATTTATAATGAAAGGATTCGGCAATGGCCAATACTTCTCGCATTAACGGCTTCACTGTAATTGGCACTAACGGTGGTGGTAACAACGGTAAGGTTTCTCTATATTATGTCGCTTCAGCGGCTGATGAGATCCTCCGTGGTGACGTCATCAAGTTAGGCGGTACAACTGACGCCAATGGTATTCCTACCGCTGATCTATGTGGTGCTACTGATGTGCCCATCGGTATTTGCGTAGGTATTCTACCAAACAAATTTGATCCTGCTGGCAACATGACCTCAGGTTCAATGGTTCTTGATCTTCCTGCTGCTACTCAAATTGCAGCTTCAGGTGCTGGTTATATTCTAGTAGCTGATGATCCTCATATTGAAATGGAAGTTGAAGTCTCTAACGGTACCCCAACTGCTGCTGACGTTGGTCTCAACGCTTCACACGCTAATGGTGCCCGTACTGCTTCTACAACCACTTCTCCTGCTTATCTGGACTTCGGTACTGAGGCCACAACCTCAACTCTGAATTTCCAAATTCTCGGTCTTGTTCGTCGCGTTGACAATGAGATGGGTGCAAGTGCTCGCCTGCGCGTCCGCTTCAACCGTCATCAGTACAACAGCGTCGGTACAACCGGTATTTAATTAGGAGGATAATATGAGTGTAATTAACACTTCTAGCTTCGCAAAAGCACTATGGCCTGGTGTCAATAAGTGGTGGGGCGATGCTTATAATCAATACCCTGTAGAGTGGGATAAACTCTTTGAGAAGTCAACTTCTCGCAAGGCGTTTGAAGAAGACGTCGGTACTTCACATTTCGGTCTAGCCGTAGCTAAGAGCGAAGGTCAACCAGTAACTTATGACGCTGCTCGTCAAGGCTTTACCAGCCGCTACCAGCACGTCGTGTATGCACTTGGTTTCATCATCACTCGTGAAGCTTTTGACGACGACCAGTATGACGTAGTTGGTAAGCTAAAGGCCCAAAGCCTAGCTTTCTCTATGCGTCAGACTAAGGAAATTGTTGGTGCAAACATCTTCAATCGTGCCTTTAGCACTTCATATCTCGGTGGTGACGGCGCAAGCCTAATTGCCTCTGCTGGTAGTGGTGGTTCTGCTTCACATCCTAATGTAGCTGGTGGTACCTATACAAACGGTGTTGCTTCTGCTGTGGATCTTTCTGAAGCTGCTCTTGAACAAGCCTGTATTGATATTGCTGACTTCAAGAACGACCGTGGTCTAAAGATCGCTGTTCGTCCTAAGAAGCTAGTGATTCCTAAGGAACTAATGTTCGAGGCCCATCGTATCCTAAAGACTGATGGCCAAGTTTACAGTGCTGATAACACTCTAAACGCTATCAAGACTATGGGTATGATCCCAGAGGTAGTTGTAAACCACTATCTAACTGACACCGATGCTTGGTTCATTCTAACTGACGTACCTAATGGTCTCAAGTACTTTGAGCGTAATGGTGACGAGTTTACAATGGACGAAGATTGGGATACTGAAAACGCCAAGTACAAGGCTCGTGCTCGTTACAGCTTCGGCTGGACCGATCCACGCGGTATCTACGGTTCTCCAGGCATCTAAAGCGCCTTTCTAGGATACTTGACCCCACTGACTGGCCTAGCAGACGATATACCGACAGTGGGGTTTTTTGCTGTATATAGCGAAAGGAATTCATAATGGCACGTACAACTTTTGACGGTCCAATTCGCATCCGGCGAGGTGCGACAGTTACCCAGGCTACTAACCGTTCTACTGGTGTAACCATCAATGCTCCAGCAGGGCAAATCACAATGAACGCTGCATCACTCGCTGCTGGCGCTGAAGCTACTTTTACTGTTACCAACTCTTTTGTTACTGCTACTTCTGTTCCAGTTGTAGCTCTAACTGCTGTTGGTACAGGTCTTCCACAAGTATATGTAAGCGCAGTTGCTAATGGTTCTTTTAATATTACTATTACTAACCTAGATGCTGCTACTGCTGATACAACTGCTGACGTCATCAACTTTATCGTTTTTAACGGTTCTAACGCTGAACGAGGTTAAACATGGCAGCTTTTCGCCACGTTAATTCTACCTCTCCAGCCCATGGTGCCGTAGCAGTAACACCAAACGATTCTACTGTTATCCCTATTTGCCGAGCACTTTATGTAGGTGTTTCTGGTAACATCACTGTACGGATGGCAGATGGACAAGATAACGTTTTGTTTGCTAACGTCCCTGTAGGTATCCTATCTATTCAGGTAGACAAGGTATACACTACAGGTACAGGCGCGTCTTCTATTCTAGCTCTCTATTAAAGGAACAATCTTATGGCAGCTTATCAAAAAGCCCAAGATTACGCCGAACAAGTAAACAAAGGCGTTCACATCTGGGGTTCTCATACATTTAAGGCAGCGTTTTCTAACACTGCTCCTAACCTAGCTACCATGGCTACGTTAGCTGATATCACACAAATTTCTACTGGTGGTGGTTATACTGGTGGTGCTGGTGGTGGTTT